CCAGAATATTGCTAGAAATATTAATGTAATTTTAATAGTTAATACTTCATCCTTAATACTAGATTTAGAACTTCGTATTTGTTCTATACTTACATTAGCTTCAGCTTCTATTTCCTTTGCTCTAATTACTTTCTTCTTCTCAATAGAATGATTTATTGCTGAAACTGTTTTATCAGCGATAATCCTAGTAAGAGGATTTTTCATTAGAGGCAAAAGAAAATTTAACATTATCTTTTCTTAGCTGTTTTAGCGGCTCGTCTAAAGTTAGCCGCAGTAGGAGCTCCTTTGCTCCCTGGCTTTCTCATTCTCTCTTTAGAGCCAGCTTTTATTCTTTTTCTCTTAGCATGAATATTAGCGTATAAACCTTTTCTTTTAGCCATTATTTCATACCTCTAGCTTTTTTGATTTTTCTTTGTAAAGACTTAGGCAAAGTTTTTTGTTTCTTTGTCAAAGGCTTTTTCTTTTTCATTTTTCCATAATGTGATGGCATATTTACTCCTTCCAACCTAATTAGGTGATTTTTATATAGCGTTTGATAATTTAACTTTTTGCTCTACATCCTGTCTGAACGCACTATCAGTAGAGTATCTTGGGTCGTTGATGTCTGCTAACATTTCACCAACAGACCTGTAGCCCACATTGCTGTCTGCTCTATTTCCAGAAAATAAATTAGGCTCTGCATTATTAGATTTATATTTAGATTGAACACCAGCTATTGCTAACTGTGCTTGCTCTAAAGTACCTGTATCTATAGTGCTGTTAAAAGCCCTAACTTCTTCTGGAGATAAATTCTTAGAAGCCCAGTCAATCATTTCTGAATACTGTTCTTTACCGCCAACAGTAGCCATGATTGAATTACTTCTTTGGTCAGCCAAAGCTGTTTGACCATCTATATATGCATCAACAACTTGTCTGTCTAAACCAAGTTTAGCTAACTCACCATAACTTGTTTCAGTAAGTTTACCTTCTTTAGAATATTCATCATAATATTTATCTAAAGCTCCTGGTTTATTTTCAGGTTCTTTTGGTTCCTGAATTTTCATTTCTGTTTTTTCTTCTTTAACTTCTCCTCTTTGAGAAAGTTTTGTTTCTAATGCTCCATAAGCTTTTGCTAATTCTTCTGCATTAGAAAATTTATCAGGAAGCCACGAAGGTCTTTCCTCACTAGAAGTCTCTTGTGTCTGAGCTTCTGGTTGTGATTTTTCTTCCTGTTGTTTTGCTTGTTCTTCAAGAGTTGGATTATTTTCCTGCTCTTGATTGATTTCTACTTTATCAACCATTTTGTATTACTCCTATTATTGGTTATTTAGAATTGTTTCTCCTAAAGTTTTAGGAGGTATGTTACCTGCAATTTTCTCACCTGCTTTTAACAAGCTTTGTTGCTGTTGAGCATCCATCATACCTTGTTGTTGGGCTTGAGCTTCAGCTTGTAATTCTTCTTCAGTTCTTATTAGACCTTTAGTTTCAATACCATCTGCTGTAGCTAATCTTTTTATTGCTTCAGTTACATTGACGTATTGAGCTATACTTTCACCGCCTAACGTACCAGCGAGTGTTTGTAAAAATTGTATTAATTTATTTCTATCTGTTGTTCTACCTAAGGCTTCTATTCCAGTTACAACTTTTGGAAATACAATACCCTTAGGTAGTTGAGGTAGTTTTTTGGTTTTGTTTAAAACTGATAATTTTCTTTTAACAAATGGTAATTGAAATTCTTGTGATAAAACTCCATAGATACCACCAAGACTATCTTGTAATTCTTGTGCAGTCATTCTTACTTCTTCTGCTGTAGTTCTTTCACTATCTCTAATTACTGATGCATTTAATAAAAATGCGTAAGATAATCTTTGTTCAATCTTACTCATTGTTGCTTCAGCAACTCTAAAATCTGGAAACTTACCTACTTGTAATACTGATACATCATTTGCAGAACCTTCAATAATAGAGCCATTTTCACTCTCTGCTAATGCTTTTGCTCTAGTAGTTCCATTAGGAGCTACCATAAAAAGTGTTTTAGCTGATGCAGAAGAACCTTCTACAATAGCTTTAGATAATCCCTCCAAGCTAATCAAATCGCCAAGGTACTCCTCAACATAGCTTCTTCCATAGTTTTCAGCAGAAACTCTGACCATTCTAAGAGGAATATATGGGCTTTGGTCTAATTTATATTTACCAAAACTTTCTTCTAATTTTATACCTTTTACTTCCTGGTGTACCATGAAGTGGTCAGGCTTTCTTTTAACACAAGTATACAAATCACATACATCACTTTCTTTCTTTTCACCTTGTTGTGATAAGATTGCTTGTCTTATGTCTTCAGGTAAAGCACTATAAGCTATACTTTCTTTTGTAATTATTTCTAAGACATTACCCATTGGGTCTCTTTCAAGAACGTATTGTGATAATGGGAAAACTCTTAGCCCTTCACTAGATACAAATAGTAAAGCGTTACCACCTACTATTAAATGTTTTAGTGCTTCAAAAACAGCAACTCTATCATTAGACATTTCTATGTCATCCATGACAGCTTTTTCTATTTTTACTAAACCACTATCTATTTGTGTTCTTAAGTTTTCATCTTCTTCTATTTCTTGTACTGCGAAGTTATCTATAGCTAATCTAAAGAATGGAGCATTTGGCGGTAACAATGATAATAATAATTTTGATGCTAGATTGTTTACGCCACGAGCTCCGATACCTTGGTAGGTAGTCTCAAACTCCTCGGCCATAGTTGCACCATCTTGTGGTATAAGTGTAGGAATAGTTAATTCAGAACAATCTCTTGCTCTTTCTAAATAAAGTTCTCGTTCTTGAGCTTTGTTATTATATCTACTCTCTAATGACTGTTCTGAGTTTATCCCAGTATCATTATAGATTGCCATTTATTATAGACCACCAATAATTGGTATTCTTAAATTAGAACTACCTGTTCTCTTTCTATCGAAAGAAGCGGCATTTCTACTTCTCCCTCCACTTTCAGAATATCCAGCAGGTCTTGCACTCGCCTGAGTAGTTTGTGTTACTGGTGGCGGTGTCATAGGAGCTGGTTCTGGCATTGGCGGAGGTGCGGGGGCTTTAACTGATACACACATTATTTTCTATTCTCCATTATGTTATTATCTTGTTCTTTCTTTTGTTGATGTAAGAAGCGAACAACACTTCTTTGACCTATACGAAAATATATTTCCTTCATATCCATATTTATTTCTGGAGTTTTTTCAGGAAATAATTTATCTAAATCTGCTAGTAACTCTTTAGTTAAACCAGCAACTTTTATTGTTTTTTCGTTCATATATCTAAAGTGTCCTTTTGTTAAGTTATGAGTAGTCTCTATCTAAAATCATTTGTAGATAGTGAATTGCTTTCTTGATGTCTTGTTCTTTGCCTTTGTATGGATGCCTGCAAATGTATTTAATGGCGTTACCTTCTGCGAATGGAAGTTTATTTTCATTTATAAAGAACGCAGGCTGTACCTTCATTTTTTTATAATGGTCTCCACCCTCTTGATATTTTAATACATCAAACATTTCTTTATTAGGCATTAGGCCTCCATAATATTGGCTTTTTCTTTTTGCTATCCCAGTCTTGTGCTCTTAATATTCTTGCTAATCTAGCTTGAGTAAGTGCATAGCTTTCACTTAGTTCTTGTCTTTTATATTCAGCAACTACAGCTTCCCACATTTCTGGTAAGTCTTTTTTATTTGCTAATATTCTTGATGCTTTGACACCACCAACTCCTGGACATCCACCAAATCCATCAGTCATATCTCCAGTAAGTGTTTGATACATAAAGTTATAATCTGCTGACTTCTCATCAACAATTTCTGTACTCTCATCATGTATAAAATGATGTATACCTGGTATAGTTCTTAAATCTTTATCACCAGATAATATAACTACACTATCTTTATTAAGTGATTGCGTAGCAAATATTCCACATGCATCATCACCTTCACATGCAGGAAAAGAAATACTGTCATAATTATTATACATATATTCCTTAAGAGGTTTTACTATAATTGGTTTTCTAATCTTTTTTCTGTGTGACTTGTAATGAGAATATAACTTCATTCTAAAGTTATCTTTGTGGTCTTGTGCAACTATAATTTTATTACAGTTTAATTTATCTTGATAGTTTCTTAATGTAGTATCTAAAACTCTTTTACCTAATTTTAAATCAGCATGTAATGTCCACATATCATCTTCCCATTGTGTGGCTTCTTCTAATGCTGATGCAATTCTATAAACTAATATAGAACCATCTACTACTAATGTTCTTTTCTTGGCATTTATTTTTTGTAACATTTTATATCCTAATCTTCGTTAGTTTGATTATGTTTACTGATGGAATAGTTGTGGTGTTGCCGCAATCACCTATTGTTCCATCATCATTAAAATTCACATCACTAACGAATGTATGTGAATTATTGTTTGTTGAGACAAGCCAACCTGTAGAAATACAAATTGATGGCTTATAATTTTTTATTGTTTTTATATTTTCCCAAGTGCATGTAGAGTTTGTGTCAATCCAATGAGCTAAGTAAAAGTTATATGGAAACTCTTTCTTAGTTAGTTTTGGTATTTTTATTTTTGATTTCAATTTCTCTCCATAGGTTTACAAAATCAGACATAGGTATTAGGACACACCTTGATTGAAAGTTGTCTCCTAACATTCTGATTATTTGTGATTTTCTTTTTTTATTTTCTTTTAAAAATCTTCTGACTATTTGTTTTAAAACTGTAACTTCTGTAATCCATTGGCCTATACAAATCTCCTGGTTAAACATAAATCTATGTATCCAATATTTTGCTTTTGTACTTCTTAGACCACTAGGCTTTCCTTTATATGCAAGTTCAATACACAGGTTCCCTGACTTTTGCCAAAAACCAAATTCTGATTTAACTTCAAATTTTTCTTTATCTAATCCTAGTATTTTACCTATAGACTTTTCGGAATTTACTCCTCTAGCTAAATCAAAATCGAAATCTTTTGTGTTGTTAAACATAATAATTAATTGTAGAAACCTATTGTTGGAAGCCCTCGTGGTGAAATTGGTAGACACAAAGGACTTAATGCACAATTTGAGTGCACCAGGTGAAAACCTGGATGTAGAACTTGTTAAATTCGGTGAAGGCTTAACTGCTAATACCGAGCCAAAACATTCGAGGAATGTGAGGTGTAGAGACTAGACAGCAAGCACCTGTAAAATGGTGAAGGTATAGTCCAGACCACAAAACGAAAGTGTAGCGAAAGCTATAGTGGTACGAAAATCCTTGCCGCTTGCGGAGTGCCAGTTCGAGTCTGGCCGAGGGCACCAACACCAAAATGGAATCACCTTTTTTAAATATAGAAAAAATAATTGAGAATGAAAATGCATTCGCAATTTATGATGCATTTCCAGTATCAAAAGGACATGTTCTTGTAATTCCAAAAAGAGTTGTTGCTGAAATATTTGATTTAAATGACGAAGAATATTCTTCATGTTTTAGTCTTGTTAAAGATGTAAAAAAAATCTTAGAAGAAAAATTTAACCCTGATGGATTAAATATAGGAATAAACAATGGTGAAAAGGCAGGGCAAACAATTTTTCATGCTCATATACATGTTATTCCAAGATATAGTGGAGATGTTGATAACCCAAGAGGTGGTATTAGACATGTAATTCCTGGCAAAGGAGATTACTAAAAAATAGGGTCACCTACAGGCTCAGGTTCCCACACATGAATTAATTTTTCTTTGGCATCATTAAAACATTTTTGTAAAAAGTCTTTTCTATCAACCTCTGTTTTTCCAGTTTGTCCTATTATTCTTTCTCTAAGTGGATGATGGCTACCACAATAATACTCATTTCTTTTGTGTAATCTTTTTAATAGCTCTTTTGAAGGTAGTTGTGCAAATTTACCATTCTGTCCATTATTACATTTTTGACAGGCTAAAACTAAATTCCAAATACCATCTACATATCCAA